CAACACATTCAAAAGATATTCCTTATCCTCCAAACAAAAGTTTAATGATTAAGCCAGGAACATTAAAAAAATCATTGGGATTCTTTAGAACAAAAAAATCAAAAGAAGTTCATGGTGGGTATGTTGGCCCAAGAGTTAAAGGGGCTTTCAAAAAAAATAAAGGGGGATATTATGGTGCTTGGGTTGAATATGGAAATGAAGTTATGCATTATGGAAAATTTAAAGGTAAAGCAAATCCATTTATGAAAAAAGCATTTAGTTCAAAAAAAGATATTGTGTTGGCAAACGGAATGAAAGATGCGGAAATTATATTTGCAAGATCAGTAAAATCTCATGAAAAGAGAATTCAGAAATATGGAAAATTAGGATATTAAAATGGATATAGGAAAAGCAATATATAATATTTTAAGTGAGTATGTACCTTTAGCAGCAAGAGTTGACACAAGAATTTTTCCTAATGTAGCAACTCAAAGTGTAGCTTTCCCATTTATTATATATGATGTTCAAAGTGATTCTCCAGAAGATACCAAAGATGGTGTTGCAAATCTTGATATTACAAATATGATGGTTTCAGCTTATTCAGATACTTATTTAAGTGCAACTCAAATTGGGGGTTTGATTAGGGATGCATTGGATAGATATACAGGAACAAATTCTGGAGTTGTAATAAACACAATTGTTTTTGAAGGTTATAATGATGCGTTTGATGATATGAGTGGAAGCGATGGGATTTATAGAAAATCTTTAGACTTTAAAATTAGAATAATAAATACATAAAAAAATGGACTTTAAATTAAAAAAAGATTATAACAGAAACGGGAAAATTTTGAAAGCTGGGCAAGTTTTACAAGTTACAGATGAAATGTTAAATTGGCTTTCAGAAAACGGATATGATAAAAAAGAAAAAAAATCAAAGAAAAAAGATTCAAAGGATGAATCAAAACAAATAGAATTATAAATTTATAAAATAAAAAACAATGGCAAACGGACAATTAAACGGAACGGATCTTAAAGTTTATGCTGCTGGAACATTAGTTGCATACTCAACAAACTGTTCAATCAACATAAATCATTCATTAAGATCAACATCTTCAAAAGAAAGTGGAGGATGGGAGGAAAACATGGAAGGAATGAGAAACTGGGATCTTTCATGTGATGCATTATATGCGTGGTTAGATGCTGATGGTAATCCAATTTCAGGATTAACTTTAAGCGAATTATTCACAAATTATATTCATACAAGAGCAAGTTTTGAAGTAACATTTGGTGTTACAACATCAGTAACAGAAGATACTAAATATACAGGAACAGCATGGATAACAAGTTTATCTTTAACTGCTCCATTAGAAGATACTTCAACATATAGCGTTTCAATGACAGGATCAGGCGCTTTATTACAGACAATTGCTTCATAGTAAATAATTATGAGCCAGCCGCTGCGTTTTTCTTTTCTGGGTGCGGCGGTTGGTTTTTTTTAATTACAGAAAAGAGAAAAGAAAAAAAAATGAAATACGAAATTTTAGAAATAGGAGAAACAAAACTTCCAGTTAGATTTGGATTTAATGCATTAAGAAAATACAGTTTAAAAACAGGCTCAACAATGGCAGATCTTGATAAACTTGGAAACGGAAAATTAACTTTTAATGACGCATTTACATTGATATATTGCGGAATTGAGGATGGTTACAGAGCGGCAAAACAAGAGTTCAAAATGAACATTGATGAAGTTACAGATTTATTTGATGGAAATATGGAATGTATGGAACAAGCATTTGAAATTTTAGCAAGATCAATGAGTTCAGGAAATGAGGGAAAGCCAAAGGCCAAGAGAGCGAAAAGGAAGAGCTAACTTGGCAAAAGATTGAAAAACTTGCATTCGGCCAATTAGGAATGGGAGTTGATGAATTTTATGATATGTTGCCAAGAGAATTTTGGAACAAGGTTGATGGATTTTATGAATTGGAAAACTTGAGGCAAAGAAATGATTGGGAAAGAACAAGATGGAGCACATGTTTATTGTTAAACATCCAACTTCCAAAACACAAAACAATCAAACCAATTGAATTGATTGAATTTGAATGGGATGAAAAGAAAAAAGATATTGATTTTAAAAAATTAAAAGAGAGAGCGGAATACATTAAAAAAATGGAAAAAAATGACAAGTAAAGCAGTTGGTTTATTAACCTTTAATTTTGGGGCAAATTTAGATGGTTTTGATAGGGCAATGAAAAAATCCCAAAAGAAACTTCGTAAATTTGGAAAGAATGTTGAAAAAATAGGTAAATCTTTAAGTACAAATTTAACACTTCCAATTGTTGGACTTGGTGCTGTTTCATTAAAAACTTTTGCTGATTTTGAACAATCAATGCTAAAAGTAAAAGCAATTTCAGGAGCAACAGAAGCTCAATTTGAAACATTAACACAAAAAGCAAAAGAACTTGGATCAGCAACAATGTTTACAGCTTCACAAGTTTCAGAATTACAATTAAATCTTTCAAAACTTGGATTAACTCCAGAAGAAATAAACAAATCAACAGAATCAATATTACAATTAGCTCAAGCAACAGATTCAGATCTTGGACAAGCTGCAACAGTTGCGGCAAAAACAATGAATGCTTTTGGATTAGAAGCTGAAGATATGAATATGATTGCTGATGTTATGGCGGATTCATTCAGTTCAACTGCATTGGATATGACTAAATTTGAAACTGCGATGGCTTCGGTTGCTCCAGTTGCAAAACAAGCGGGAGCAAGTATTCAACAAACATCTGCAATTTTGGGAGTTCTTGTCAATAATGGAGTTGAAGCTTCAACAGCGGGAACAGCTTTAAGAAATATATTTTTAGATCTTGCTAAAAACGGAATGACTTGGGGAGAAGCAATGGATGAAATAAACAATGCATCCGATCCTTTAGCTGCTGCAATGGATTTATTTGGTAAAAGGGGAGCAAATGTTGCAACAATACTTGCTCAAAGTGGAGTTGAAATTCAGAATTTAACAGATGATTTTATTGATTCATCTGGAGAAGCCAAAAGAATGGCTGATGTTATGGATTCTGGAGTTGCGGGATCAATGAGAAAAATGAAATCTCAACTTGAGGGAATTGCAATTGAAATGGGAGAACATTTAGTTCCAGTATTTAAGGCAGTTATAGAGAAAATTCAATCAGCTGTAAAATGGTTTGGATCATTATCAGATGAAACAAAGAAAAACATTGTAAAATGGGGATTAGTTCTTGCGGCAATTGGCCCTGTTCTTTTAATAGTTGGAAAAGCAATTCTTGTTTATGGACAATTAAAAATTGCTATAGCTGCTGTTAATACTTTTATGTTGGCAAATCCTTTTGTTGCAGTTGCTGCGGCAGTTGCTGTTCTTGTTGCTGGTATTTATACACTTGTAAAAGCATTTACATTTCAAGTTGATGTTCAAAAAGAATTAAAAGATTTAAATCATGATGCACAAAAATCAGTTGCTGGAGATTTAGTAAATATAGATTTATTAACTGGAGCAATTGAATCTGAAACAACATCTCTTGAAGATAAGAAAAAAGCATTGAATGAATTAAAATCAACTTATCCTGGCTATTATGATCAAATTGATGAAGCAACATTCAGTTCGGACATGCTTAAACAATCAACAGACAGATTAAAGGAAAGCTTAATAAATGTTGCAAAAGTAACAGCTTATAAAGATAAACTTACAGAAATTCAAAGAAAGATTATTGATCTTGAAGAAACAGGAAATGTTGATATAACAACAAGTCTTGGAGTAGATTTATTAACACAATCAGTAGCGGGCCCATTAGCAGGCATAGTGAAAATTTTTGATGTAACTACTGGAACATTTGCAAATTTTAAACAGAATATTCAAGAAAATATTGATACAAGAGAAATTACTGAATTAACAAAATTAACGGATGAATTAACAAACAAAATAGCAGATTTAAATAAAACAACAGAAAACAATAATACATCTATTCAAAAAGTAACTCATTCAACAAAAAAAGAGAATGAAGTTCAATCTGAAAAAAGTGAAACAATAGATAAAACAAATTCATCTGTTGAAAATGCAACTAATACAACAAAAAAATATAATACAACACAATCTGAAACAAATGAAATTACAGAAAAATCAGTAAAAACATTTTCTGATTTAAATGATGTAGTTACATTATCAGCAGAAACAATGATGAGTTGGGTGCAATCTCCAATTGAGGATCAATTCAAAGGAATTGTTGTATGGCAAACTAAATTAACACAAGGCCAGCAATTGTTGAATGCTGGAATTGGAATGTTTGGCGAAGTTTTAACAAGTTCATTGAATTCAGCAATTGATTCACAAGAAAATTTCTTTTCAGTTTTTATAAAAAACATTAAAAAAGCAATAACAAGTTTATTGATTCAATTAGCTGTTATGAGTTTAATCAGCATGATGATGGGAGGAGGCGCGGCTGCTTTTAGTTTGGGATCAATAAAAACAAATTTAGCTTCAGTTATGGGAGTTACTGCTTTTGCAGAGGGGGGATTAGTAACGGGGCCAACAACAGCACTTATTGGAGAGGGTATTGGAACAACTTCATCAAATCCTGAAGTAGTTGCTCCATTAGATAAATTAAAATCAATGATTGGAGGAGGAAATCAAAACATAGTTGTTGAGGGGAAATTAGCAGGAAATGACATTTTCCTTTCAAACGCAAGAACAAAATTTAACAGAAATAGAACAGTATAATGGCAAGAGCGGCTTATGGTTTAAATGAATATGCAAACACTACAATAAAGAGTTCTAATGGAACTACTTACACAGCAACAT